CGTGCGATGGCACCCGACCGTGAGCAGCATGCGGTTCGCTGCATGGGTGATCTTGACCCTAGTGACGTTGACACATCTGTCCGCTTTTCCGTTGCTCCTTGCGACGGTAAAGAGCGGGCCGTGACTGTCATGTCGTCGACTGCGCAGATTTTGAAACCTCTTCATAAAGTGCTTTATGACCAGATTTCTGAACAGGACTGGTGTCTTCGTGGCGACGCCAAGGCCAAGTCTTTTTCAACATTTCACCGCGTTCCTGGGGAGGTTTTTGTCTCCGGGGATTACGAGTCCGCTACTGACCATCTGCCTGTTACAGTGGCAGAGGTCATCCTTCAGGTTGCCTCTGAGAGCTCCCGGTTTGTTCCGGAGGCTGTCTGGGAGGTTGCTAAGAAGTTTCTTCGGCCGAACATCGTTTATCCTGACGGAGTGACCGCCCGGGCCACGAGGCAACTCATGGGTTCTCTCCTTTGTTTCCCCCTGCTTTGTCTGCAGAATTACCTGGCTTTCCGCTGGGTTTTTCCGGCAACTACCCCCGTCAAGATTAACGGGGATGACATTGTCTTCAGGGCTGGGCGGGATCAGTATGAGCGCTGGGCTGGCTTTGTTGCCAGTGTCGGCCTTCGACTGTCCGCAGGAAAGACATCCGTGAGCTCAACTTTTTTCTCTCTCAATTCCACTTTTTTTCGAGCGACTGAGAAGTACGTCCGACTGGTTCCTGTCGTTCGTTTCTCATCGCTGTCGTCGTCAAAGTGTACTTTTCCCAACTCTCTCCGGGGCGCCCATTTGGCGTTCTTGAGAGGGTTTAAGGGCGAGTTAAGAGAGGCGTTGAGTGCCTTGTGGCTGAAGGTCCGCGGTGGATTGATTAGGAAATCTGGAAGGAGTGTGGTTCGGGGGCTGGGTATTTTAGCGACAGATAAAGCATTGAAGTCCTCTGGTCTTTGGTACCGAGAGCTTTGGTACTTGAATTCTGTTCCGACCGACCGTTTCGGGAGGGAGCTTGCGCTTCCTCAGCCGCCGACGAAGTTGGAAGGGAAAGTTAAGATACCCCCGGGTTGGCGAAGGGTGTCTGCGCGCGAGGCGCGTGGGAGGCTTAATGAGGAGACTGAGTTCTTTGATGAATTGCTGGACCTGGCTTGGCAACCGGGAAAAGTGGTTTCAATCAGGGATTTGACTCAGGAGTACTTCACTAACGTGGAAGCGACAGGTTTCGAGTCGCAATGGCGTCGGTGGAAGAAGACCTCAGTTCGTCGTCCTCTTTATGGCGATCTTCCTTTGAAGAGTCGTCTGAAGAGTAAGCCTTTCTACGCGTTTCGTGTCAGTCCGTATCGCAAGGAGGTGTGGGTGAGGGACCCTGACGCCAGTTCGGTTCTGCTGCTTGCAGCTTTACCGTTCCGGGAGGTTGATGCGCGCGCGTGGGCGCCAATTCGATTTTCTTTTGGTG